AAGGTAATCTCGTGTCTTTCTAGAGCTTCTATTAATACAGATAAGCATACTACCTACATTGATTCAGAGCGGAATCCAACGTTAAGAAAAACGCTGTCGACATTTAGTTCAAACGCTGATGGATTAGCAGATCAAATTCAATATTCACAGACTGATACTTTGACCGGTCGATTAGTTGTCAAATCAGGTCCGCATGTTTTAACTCTTCCAAAAAAATATCGAAATATTTTGAGATCTAGATATAAAAATGGCCGGCTTTTATATGTAGATTTTGTTTCACTTGAGCCCCGTACAGCTTTATTTGCTGGTCACCGATTGGCTCCTCCAGATATATATCTTGATATATCTGAGAAGGCTTTTAATAATGCGGTTTCTAGAAGTGTTGTTAAGCTAGCTGTGCTTTGTGCATTGTTTGGTGCTGGATCTGCAAAACTTAATGATGTACTTCCGCCTGAGCTTGGCTTCTCTGCAATGCAGGTTATAAGAAAAATTCGACAATATTTTGGCGCCGACGAATTAGTAAATATGCTTTATAAGCAGGCTGTTGATGTAGGCTACATACGCAATATGTTTGGTAGGGCAATTCAGCTTCGTGATAATAATAATTTACTTAATCATTTCTTACAATCTAGTTCAGTAGATGTTGCAATGTTAGGATTTGCACAAATCATTGAGAAAATTAATAAGCTTAGTGTTTTACCTATATTTGTAATACATGATGCACTATTACTTGATTGTGCTAGTGAGAATGTGCAAGAAGTAATTAGTTTAATAAAGGGTGGCGTTGACATTCCTACAGTTGGTCAATTTCCAGTATCAATTGATGTTATAACACCAGAAGGCGAATAATTAGTCTAGAGTGTACAATATGAATTTTGAAACTGAAAATTTTATTCGAAAGCAGGTTAGACAATTTTTGCTTACTGAAGCTGAAGACTTGGCTGCTACAACTGGGCAAGAAAAAGAGATTGAGCGAGCTAGAACTCGAGGCCGTCCACCAAAATGGATATCTGAAACTGAAGGCTTGGCTGCATCTAATCCAACTGAACTTTTAAAACGCCTTGGGGTTTTAGGCCTCAAGCCTGATGGCCGTAATTTATTGGAAAAAGCAGGTAAATTTGTTAAAGCTGCTATTAAGGCGACGCCACCAATGAAGACTGCATTTCGTGATCCAGTAACTACACAGGCATCTTCTGGAGCTAAAGGTGTTAAGATATTTTTAAATGAAAATATTCCATATCCTCACCGATATATTCGGTGGACACTTGATGCTGCTCGTAGAAATGGTCAGATTTCATTACCAGAAAATTTTCAAATAGATGATATGGGCTCGTATGTTGTTATATATGAGGCGGAAAAGCGTCATACATGGAAGGGCTGATACATTTGAGCTTTGTTTGATATTGTTAATATAAATGGAGTTTAAATGCCACAATTAACAGTTGAAGAATTAGAAGCACAATGGGGAACATATGAAAAGCTTTGCCGTCGCCTTTCTGATGCAAGCCTTAATAATTTGCTGGATGCAATTGGTCAAAGACTGGTAGCTTGTCCTGCTTCACCCAGACTTGAAAATTATGGCGCATATCCAGGTGGCATGATTCAGCATGTGCTACAGGTCACAGCTGCAATGCGATCGCTTAATAAAGCATACACGTTCAACGTTCCTGTTGCTTCTATTTTGAAAGTTGGTCTTCTGCATGATCTTGGTAAGGTTGGAGATTTGGAGCAAGATTATTTTATTGATCAAGATAGTGACTGGCATCGCGAAAAGCTTGGACAAATGTACAAGTATAATGAAGACTTGAATAAAATGTCAGTATCACACCGCACGCTTTTCTTGTTACAGCATTTTGGAATTGAGTTGGCAAAAGATGAGTGGTTGGCAATTCAATTAGCTCAAGGCTCGCACTTTGAAGAGAATAGGTTTTATGTTGGTCATGAGCCTACGCTAGCTCTTCTTTTGCAGCAGGCAAAAGCTACCACGATTCATAAATCAAAGCAGTAGTTGTTATACATAGTGAATACTTATAAGCAAATAAGGAGTCGCTATGCGCATTCGACAGAGTCATTTACGACGTATTATACGGGAAGAAATAGCCAGATCAATGCTTGATGAAATTAGCGCAATTGGTGTAGGTGGTGGATCGCCTGTTTCAGCTGGAACAATTACTGGTGTTGTGTCACCTCTCGGCGCTGGTCCAACATACCCGGATGACCCAAAAAAGCGCAAGAAAGAAAAGAAAGAGATTGAAAAAGCTCAGAAGGACCATCGTCCTGTCTATATGAAAAAGAAAAAGAAAAAGAATTAAGTATTTGAACACGTGCACACATGTGTGTACTATTAATAAATGGCCGTTGGTCATATAAAAAACTATAATTTGCACATTGAACATTTAAGGAGTTAAAAATGGCAATTGATTTTGACGCAATTCGCAAGAAGCTAAACCAGCTTTCTGGCAACAACTCGAAGCGCAACCTAATGTGGCGTCCACAGGAAGGTGAGGAGCATGCAGTTCGCTTGCTTTCATTTCCTGATAATGATGGACAGCCCTTTAAGGAGCGCTGGTTTTATTATAATATTGGAAACAACCCTGGTCTTCTTGCACCACACCAGTTTGGAAAGCCTGATCCTGTACAAGAGCTAATTAATAAGCTTCGTGATGATGGATCTAAGGAATCTTATGAGCTGGCAAAGAAGCTTTATCCAAAGATGCGGAGCTATGCCCCTGTAATTGTTCGTGGAGAAGAAGACCGTGGCGTACGCCTTTGGTCATTTGGCAAGACTGTGTACCAGTCTCTTCTCAACATTATGCTTGATGAAGATTATGGAGATATTACGGATCCAATCGAGGGTCGTGATATTAAGGTAATTTGCACAAAGGCACCTGGTCGCCAATGGGCAATGACTGAGGTTCGTCCACGAGGAAAGCAATCAGAGCTGAATACTGACTCCGCTGCTGCAAAGGCATGGCTATCTGCAATTCCAGATCTTGATGATCTTTATACACTCAAGAGCTATGATGAGCTTGAGAAAATCGTTAATGATTGGCTAAATGGTGATGACACTGAGTCTTCTATGGGTACGACACGAGGTCCTGCAGCATCGACAGCTGATAGTACCAGTACCAACAGCACACCAGCTAGTACTACCGATGATTCTAAGAAGTATCAATCTTTGGACGACGCATTTGCAGATCTTGAAGATATGTAGCACATGCGCTAGCTAGAATTATGACAGATCAGTGTGTTAACACACTGGTCTGTTTTTACATGAACATTTGGACTGCTGCTTGTTAGTATTGCTCTAAAGGAGCTTTAATGGCTAAAAAGAAGAATGCTGGTGTAAGTGATGATTTTACCAGTGATTTAATTCGCTCATTAAATAAAGAGGCTGGTACTAAAATTGCTTATAATTTGGCTTATGATGAATCGCCAACTCATGTCAAGCGATGGATTAGCACTGGATCTAAGCAATTAGATTATATTATTTCCAATCGTCGTAATGGTGGTTTGCCAGAAGGCAGAATTATAGAAATATTTGGACCACCATCTATTGGAAAATCGCATATAGCAATTCAGATTGCTAGATCGACACAAGAGCTTGGTGGTATTGCTGTTTATATTGATACAGAAAATGCTACCAGTGTTGAAAATTTAGGGTTGTTAGGTGTTGATATTAGCAAACGCTTTGTATACGTTGATACACACTGCACCGAAGAAGTATTATCGATTGCTGAAGCAACAATTATGAAAGCCAAGGCAATGAATAAAGATATTCCTGTAACTATTATTTGGGATTCAGTTGCTGCGTCTTCACCAAAAGCTGAGCTAAATGGTGATTATGATAAGGAGTCAATCGGGCTTCAGGCTCGTGCAATTTCAAAGGGAATGCGCAAGATTACAGGGGTTATTGCAAACCAAAATGTGCTGTTTGTTATTCTTAATCAAATTAGGACAAAGATCGGTGTAATGTACGGTGATCCTACAACTACACCTGGCGGCAAAGCCATTCCATTCCATTCTTCAGT